ATGCAGTGAAGACAACTCCAACAGTCATGCCGTTCATAGTTGTCGATGTTATAGATTGTCCGCCAATGTCAACAGTATATGTACCAGCACCACCAGTTCCTGTTAACGTTGGATTTTCAGTTTGTGTAGCAATAATTTTTGTACCAGCAGCAACACTTCCACCTGTGATATAAGTGTTTAATCCCAAGCTACCTGCTGTAAGGGAAATTACTGTAAGAGTGTTACCAGTAATACTTCCAAGAAAAACAGCAGTTGGATCAGCACCCATGTTAACGAAATTTGTATTGTTAACTTCATTAATAGTGTAACGCTTTCCAAGAGAAATATCATTGCCAACAGAAATTGATGAGCCATTGCTTCTAAAATGTGCTCTAACTCTAGCGTATTTTCCTGAGTCAGGCCAGTTAGTAAATGTAAAAGTTGAGTCAGATGCTAGGGTGAACGACTGAAGATCACCTTTTTCTACATCAATGTTAGCGGTCCCTGTTACAGTTTGAGCATACGAAGTACCATGGAAATTAGTATAATTTCCGTTGGAGATGTTATTTCCTCCTAAATCGTTTGACAAGGTACCGCCAGTCAATGCTGCTTTTAATAAAACTTTATCTTGTAAATCTTCGATTTCACTTTTTGTGTAAGTAAAGTTTGTTTTTATTGCAGAAAAATTATCGCGAAAGCCTTGGCTATCGTTGTCTTTTCCGGCAACGGGATACGTACTGTCAATGTTTGTTTCGTCTATTTGGCTGCTCATATTGTTATCCTATCATTTCTGAATACTAGGTATTTATCTGCGGTTAATCCCTCAACGGAATCAATTATATAGCGATCTGCTGTATAATCTAGCTGATTAAAACTAAAATTTGTTGTTTTTATGTAATTTTTAATGTTCAACACAATGTCATCCGCTGTGCCTACTTTGCAGTAACAGAGTGGAACAGCTAATTGAAAATCAATTTCTTGCTTAGTACCAGGCTGAATACTACGCATCCATAGCGGTAAGTAGTTGCGTTCTACACTAAAACTGTCATTTCCATCTGTCCAATTTTTTAAACGATCTCTCCATATCGAGATACTGTTTGGAAAATATGCATTAGGATTAGGATTAGAAACTTCGTACCCTTGACTGTCTACTGTTATAATTTGATCTGGACGTTCTCTATAAGGCTCATCCGCTGCTAGATCATCAAGTGTTCTACTCCAAATTGAATTGTTAGTATCAACTGTAATTTGCTTAGGTTGCTTACTAAGGTTTTCAATTTTATTTGCTAAACGTTTTCCATTTGGTTCTAGCGGGTCTTTCATTTCTATATAGATAACTTCATATACTGCGGTTTTTGTTCCCGGTATATATGCCGTTGCTTTTTTAACATCGCCAAAATGGAATCGTTTACGTTTATGATTTAAACCCATTGCGCTAACATACGCCTGTGCTTCTTTAGTTTCAATACCTGCAAATACTAACATTGATAATTCAGTCTGTACTCCAAAATTTGGATCGTTAGGACGATAAATGCTCAATGGAGTAAACACAGTTGAACTATTAATAAATTCGCGCCAAAGGTCTCTTTGTTCAGTTTTTAAGAATGGCTTTACTCTTATATTGCTATAAACTAGCTGGTTTGGTGTTTCTACTGATATTTTGAAAGTTTTACTGATTGCACTATAGCCATATTGGTCTTGAGCCTTAACAGTAAATTCATAAATTCTATCAACGCTAGAACTATCGCCGTCAAATGTAGTTACATCTGATGTAAAATCAAATGTAGTTAAACCTGGAGATATAACGTTCCCGTCTCCATCTAATACAGCATATTGATTTACTTTACCAATGATTTCGCCGTCAAGGTCTAAACTTAAACCAGGAGGTAAATGACCTTGTGTTATTGTGTAAAGTATTGTGTTATTTTCAATATTTGAATTTGCTTTAACACTCAAAGTTGAAATAAAGTTAGCATTAATGGAACCTAAATCATTTGGTGTTTCCCATGACAATATACTATCAACTTCGCCTAATAAATCGACTGTAAAAATCTTTGGTGTTTTTGCAAATTCTCCGCTATCACTAATTTTTGCAGCAGTAACAGTAAATTTATAAGTTTTTGTAATTGCTGGTTGATAAGGAACTAGTCCAAACACTTCAGCATTGTTTTCGTCAAACTCCATACCAGGAGGTAAAGCACTCAGTGTACCAATTAAAAAATCAATATTATCAGGTATGTTAGTTTGTAACGGTTCGTATAAAGTTAATCTATATTCGTTGTTTCCTAGTGAGGCAACATGAGTAATAGTATGAATGGTTGTTGAATTAGAAACTAAACCAGCAAAAGTAAAACGATGACCAACTTGTGGCGCAGCTGTAGTTAATGTTGTTGTAACATAAATTCCGCCAATCGAGTTATCAGTTGTAAGACGTTTTCTTGTTTTTGCTCTGCTGTCTGCATTTACTTGTTCTAAACTGTAAATTACATTGTCTGTTTCATATGTATCTAGGATAAGAGTAATGTAATTATTTGCTCTATACAAACCTAAATAACTTGAAGTAATCCATGTTGGCGGACGCAAATATGTAACGTCAGCAGTAAACAAAGTATTACCGTCTAACCAAATAGTGTTGTCAGCACGGAAGAAATCATCTCCTACTACAAATATTTTAAATCGACGTTTAGCATAACTATCACCATCGGTAACAGTTACAATAAATTCATATGTTCTGTTTAATTTTTTTGGTTTATTTTGTTGTAACGCAAAATCAAAAAACACGCTATCATATACATAGCTATCATATCCGTTAGTTGGAACAAATGCAAAATCATATGCAACCGCATCATAAGAACTGTTAGAATAAGTTCCGTCACCGTCCTCGGGTCTTATAGCCAATGTTGGTTGTACAAATCCAACAATACGTCCATCGTTAGTTAAAATTAACCCAGGCGGTAAAACACCATCGTCCTTGGCAATAAAATAACTTAATTGTTGTCCGGTAGTTGTATCATTGTCGATAACTTCTAGTTGATAATCAACATAACTACTATCCATAACAAATAATTCTTGATTATCGCCAATGTTTATTAACCCCTCTGGTGTAATAAATTCAGGCTTGTCTTCGCCTTCGATTGTTATGATAAATGTTCTATCAGCAATTTGTCCGTTTTTACTAGCTCTTATGCAGAATTGAAAATCAGTAAGCCTTGGGACTTCAAAGGCAGATCCAACAATTTTATTGTCAGTTAAACGAAGCCCTGGAGGCAAACTTCCAGAAATAATTTGATAACTTACGCCTGTAGCATTTTCAACAGGCAATGATAATTCCAAAGTTTGTCTTTCACTAAATGCTAATCTTGAAGCAACCCCAGAACCTGGAGTTACATAAGTTAATCCAGTTACATTATCTATATCATCAGGCCCAGCTTGAGCACCGTTGTTTGTTGCTGTAAAGATAATACCTACTGAATTGTATGTTGCACCAATTTTTGTAAAATCAGTTGTACCTACAGATTCAATAACATATTTGTAGCCAACAATAAAATTACCCGAGTTAACGGATACATTGGTGCCAGGTTCTTGACCAAAATTCCAGCCTGTTGGTTTAGTCCATACGTTTAGAGGCATATTAAACGATTGATCCGAAATCTAAATTAGTTCCTGATGGATCAGGAACTGAAAATCCTAAAAAGTCTGCAACAACACCGTTCATATTTAAATCTACGTTAGGTGCATCGATTGTTCCTACTGTACCGTCAATAAATGATCCAAAGTCAATTGTAACGGAATTTGAATTTATTAATAATTCTATCAAGGCGTTAGTAGTTCTAACATCAATACCAAAGACTGTAGTTTGTACATCACCGCCACCTACTGCACCAATAATGATATTATTTCCATTAAGCGACAAATCTCCAGATAAACTTGGACTTGGATCGTTTTCTAGTGTAGATAGACTTTTTACATTTACAGTATTGTCTGTACTAGTAATTTCGATCGAACCATCTGTACTAGTTAATGTTTTAAATTCTAATGTTAAATTGTCATTATCTCTACGTTTAAAAATGCCAGTTCCTGATCCGACATTTTCTCCGCCGATAATTCCTAGTGTTCCGCCGACTAATTCGAAGTTGGCATTTACTTTTTGAAAGGCGGTTCGTAAATCGTCGCCTGTTCCGTCGTTTGCATAGTTACCTAAATTAATTGTTTGTATTGGCATGATTTACACTCTCTTTATAATATTTACCGTTACCATGTATCAGCAGACCAAGATACACGTTTCCAAATGTCAGGTTGTGAACCTCCGGGTTCAGTAAATGTCACAGATCCAGTAAGAGGTAATGTGATAAATCCGCTTACAACTATAACAATATCGGATCCTGTATCAGTTATTTCTTCAACAGTTACAGTAGTTGAGTTAACAGTTAGTGTCCAACTAACTTGGACTGTTGCCCATTCAGTGTTTGGAGGAGCGCCTTTAGCTATAGTCAGTGTGTTTACACTTTGTCCTAATTCGTTTGGTACTAACGTCACAGTTGCACCACCACCGCCAGAAGCTACATAATTTGCTGTACAATAATAGATATAATTATTATCAAATGCTATCTGTCCTTGTGAATCACCAGTCGTGCCTACACTAGACGTAGGAACGCCAACAGTAGTAATAAAATCACTATCATTAGTTAGTTGACTAGTTAGTGTTGGTATTGTTGGTTTATTTGTAAGATCAGTATAACTACCACTAAACTGAGATATTGTTGCCCAACTAAGAACAGTTCCATTAGTAGTTAAGTATTTGCCGTTGTTTCCAGTTTGTGTTGGAATTTGTACATCTGCAGCTACCGCACTATAAAGTTCAACAAAATTTTGATTTACTTTATCAAATGCGGTACGTAATGGATCACCTGTGCGGTCGTTTGCTGTAGTTCCAATATTGATATTAAGTCTAGCCATTATACTCTCCCTACAGCAACTTGGATTACACCTGCTTCGCCTGTGTCTTTATCCTCCAATGCTTTACCAATAATAGAACCAAGTTGTGGATTATTTGCTTTAACAGCACAACCAGGTGTACTTGCAGTAGTTAATAGGTCGCCTTTCTTGACCCGTC